GCCCGCATCAATCTATCGGGCCGCGCTGATTTAGTATTGTTTGGTGCGAACATTTGTATCGAAAAAAGACTGACAGACAAACAGGCAAAGCATGCCATACAAAAGGCTATTACCCATCAGCTATTGCAGGGGGCTGATGGGAAAACGCTCAATTTCCGTTATATACCAAAGAAAAAAGATTCCTTTACAATCTTCGTGGAGGTGATACCGGATGGGAACTAAGAAACGCGGAAATGGCCAAGGTTCTGTTTATAAACTGGCGAATGGGAAATGGTGCGCCGAGCGAACAATCGGCTATGACGCTGCCGGGCTGAGAAAAACGAAAAAGAAAAGCGGCTTTCATACAAAAAAAGAGGCACTTGCCTTTTTGCAATCTGAAAAAGAGGGGAAAAACTATGAACGAATTACTGTAGAGCAAGTATATCAAATGATCTTACCAGAACTCCAAATGCTTTCCAAATCAAAGCAGATTGCATATCATATCGCTTACCGCAGGATTTTCCCCTTAAAATATCGTGTGATTTCGGAAATTCGTCTACCGGAAATGCAGCGGCTTTTGGATGATGTTCCCGGTTCATTCTATCCGAAGAGGGATGTAAAAGCACTATTAAGAAAAATTTTTCGATACGCTGTAATCAATGGATGGTGTGAAAAAGACTATACACAATACTTGAGGCTCCCTCCTTGCCAAGAGCCGAAAAAGCAAAGCTATACGGAAGATGATCTTGCAAGAATATGGGATGGGTACAACCATGCAAAGGCAGGAAGCATATCAAGGCTTATTCTGGCCAGTGCTCTTATCATGGTCTATACAGGCATGAGAACAGGTGAGATGTTAAGCGCAAAGAAAGGAGATGTTCATTTCAAAGAACATTATTTAACCTGTGGCATCAAAACCACAACCGGGAAAAACAGGCTGATCCCGATCTGTAAAAAGATCGAGCCTGTCCTACGAGAAGTCTACATGGCCGCCCGTGATACACTCATTCCCTACGGACACAATCTTTTCTATGAAAAATACAAGGAGGTTATGGCTGAGCTTCACGTATCGCCCTTGCCCCCCGGGTGCTGTCGGCATACCTTTAATACACGCCTTGCCAAAAAAGGCGTACAGCCGGCGGTCATACAAAAAGCTGCAGGGCACAAGGACTACAAGACAACCATCGGATATACGCATATGGACATTCGGGACGTTTTGGATGCTGTGAATAAATTATGATCTTCCTATTTCACTCCTACTTCACTTTGAGGGTTAAAAAACGCCGATATATAGGCAAAAAGTACTCCCCTGCTAAGGGAGTAGGTCGGGTGTACCGGCGCGAGGGTTCGAATCCCTCCTTCTCCGCCAAACAACAATGGGCACTGCTTCATGAAGCAGTGCCCATTGTTCAAAATTCGCTTAGGAGGGATCTGTATGCCAGACTATAAGGCTATGTATTATCACTTGGCGGGGCGCATGGCAACTGCTGTTGATGCGCTGGAAGCGACCACCAATGCGTTGGTTGACATTACTGAAAAACTGAAACTGGCGCAGCAGACCACGGAGGAAATGTTTATTTCCGATCCTGACGACAATGAGCATTCTGTGGACAACGTTTCCGAGTAAGAACCGCAATCCGCGAATTATATAAACGGCACTTGTAGTGACGGCATATCATGCGCCAAAATGATTTGCGCTTGCTTGTAAACGCATGCGCAATAGTTTTTCTATTTTGAAGTTTTGTATGCGCACTTGCAGCGGATATCTATTTCGTAACCGTCAGACACGTCGGAGCAAGCTTTATATCGCTTGCTCCGATTTTTTGTAAAATTCGGAGCGCGCTCATGCCGCTGCTCCTCCTTTTCGCAAAAAGTCTCGCTTAGTTCGCCTGTTCGCTTGTAAACGCCCTCTCAACGGCTCACAGTCGCTACCAACTTTTTGCAATTCATAGCTTTAGCGTATCGCATTTGCGCAGTACGCTTGCAAAAAGCCTGAAAACGCCGAGTTTTCGGGCTTTTTTGATGCCATGAATTCCTTGCTTTTACAAACGCCTAAAAAATAAAGTGGAGAAAAAGTGGAGTTAGTGGGTTTCTATTACGCCCCATCCCTGAAACGATTCCTCAAAAAGCCTGTATTTCAATGTTTTCCTTTTGTTCAGAAATACTAGCGTCCATGCATAGGCGCAATAGCAAAGGACTTGCAGCTTTCCCAGCGTCATGCTTTCTTTGATTAAAAACCATTGCGCGATTGCTTCTATTCCCATATCAAATCCTCCTATACAAAAAAAGCCCGGATTGCTCCGGCCTTTTTCCTTTATTCTGTTTTCAGCTCCGGAAGGCCCGCGGCGCTTGTCTATAGGCTCTGCGGCAAAAAAGGCCGTTTGGCGGGCGCCGAACCTTTTTCCTCCCTCCATCATAGAGTAATGATAAGCTTAAGCGATTTGGATAAGGAGGAACATCATGTATAACGGATATACCCT